TTCATAAAGAGTTCTCCAGTTTGGTATTCCCAACTTCTTTGCTATTTTAGAGAGGGAGTCTCCCCGCTGGACTATATATGTTGCCATTTGTTAGATGTATCAAATTATACATCCTCGTTTATCCATTCCTATATGTAATATTATAACATATCATAACAGATTCAAACTCTCATCTAGCTGGTTCTCAAAGATTGTATAGTAGAGTTTTATAGTTCTTGCTGGACAATTCTGTGTTTCTCCACTAAGATTCAATCTAGTATATTCTAAATATAATCCAATGCCATTAAAATAATATGTTATATATTCATAGACATCTGATGCCGAATATGCCGGAATTGTCTGTTCCACTAACTGAGACCCAATATTGTTCAATATTATCGTAGAGGGTATGTTAGACCCCCCCTCATAATAACTATTTAGTAAGAAAGAATCAAAGTGAGTATCAAAAGGTGCAACGATTGGTATATACCCCTTATTATGTAAATAAGAGCTAGAATATTCCTGAGAATCGCTATCATTTAAATTACTACTCGGAATATTTAGTGTAAGTATCCCAGAGGTGGAGGCTTTAAGATAATCACAGTAGGGTACTATTAGCTTATATATTGGATTTGTTGTCTGTCCACTTTTTACGAACAATTCGGGTTGGTTTTGACCATTAGGGGTCTCATCTTTATTGTTATTTATAGAATCAGAAAATATTACAGAATAGTATATTGGTTGCTCGTAGAGTTCGGTATTCGGATTATAAACTTCTCCATAGTAACCATAGATGTAAGTATTGTCTATCTCGTTTCCCATTCCTATTGCTCCAAAAGGCATTATCTTATATGCTCCCTCTGGAGTATAGTCCCTAACATACCTTATACAAACTGGTGAATAACTTAAACCATGAGTTGTTGTTGCTGGGGTATTCTGGTCTGTGGCAATCTGTTTTTGTACAACAATTTTTGGCATAAAATGGCTAGTATTAATACTCTCCTCTTCTATGTTGTTATCTTTAAGGTTTTTACCTGGTTTTGCCACTCTTATATTTGGTACCATTTATTCAAAGTTTTTATCTACAAATACTAAATATCTCAATACAACGTCTTCTACGTCAAAATAATCTCCACCCCCAAAGACTGGTGCTACATAGGGTTCTTTAACCCTTATTGTTACCTCCCCGGTTCCAGGTATAACAACTCCCGTAAGAGGGTTGTAACCAAAACCCCCTAGGCCATCATAACTTGGAAGAGAGTTGAACTTACTACTACTAGCAGTAAAAGTACCCCCACTCTCGGTTACATCGGAAACAAAAGCTATTACTGTTGGTGTATATGAGAATGGGTGGGTTATTGTTTTCTCATAGGTATAACTGTTTCCTGCGTTAAGATCAAAAACCTCTAGCCCCGAATCATAAACCTTAAACTGATTTTTACTTGTATCTATTGTTAGATTTTTAGGTAGGGCTGTTCTAATATCATAGCCCCTCCTTGCTACTTTTATTACTGGTCTCATTACTCAAATCCTATAAATATAGCTAATTTCCCCTCGTTATCATATATACTAATATTCCCCTGATTCTTAATTATAAAAGACCCACTAAGCCCACCCGTTGATAGGGAAGTAGCTGATAAGGTCTGCTGTGTAGACAAAGTGCCAGAGGTTACTTCTAAAGGCTTTGTTAAATAAGCCCCTAACTGTTCCCTTACTTGTTGTTCTGTTATTGTTAGTGCCATTAGTGTTCCTCCCTTGCTTCTACATCATAAATTAGGTTAATACCGTATATGTTAAACCCTGATCCGCTTGAGCTGTGGCTGAGTTTTAACTCTATAAACTTACCTGCTGCTTTACTAGGTATAATAAGCCTTTGCACCTTAATATCATCTGTTCCTGATAAAGACACATTGTTTACTGTACCCTCTACATTAGACCAAGTGCCTGTACCACCTACTCTATACTGAGCAGTTAGATATTCATTCGCATTTGTAGGCTTATAGACTATTTGTATCTCATAGGCGTTCTTAATATCATCTACATTCTCAGCTGCACCGAATAGTTTAGGGGTCTGATATACACTTGCTTGTGCTGAGCCGTTTAAGGCATACCCTAAATCTATTTGCCACACCTGTTGACCGTTTACATTTGTTGTGTAGGTCTCATAAACACCCCCTGCTTTGTTTCTAGTCCAATACTTAAATGGTCTATCTATTAGAATGTCCCAAGCATTTATCAATATATCGTATCTTAAAATTACATTGTTATAATTCACTCCGTTGAGAGTAACATCTCCAATGTATAGACAATATCTTCCTCTAGGGTCTAAACCAGCAGTTACCTCATTAGCATTTCCTATTGCTGTTATCCAATCTTGTACTGGTCTGCTAATTAAAGTTGCCTCAGTACCACCTGCATACATATATACCCCACCCCTGTTATACCATAGCATTCTTGATTCACTTACTTGTATAGTTTGCTTGTTAGTTGTACCACCATTAGTATTTAAAACCGTTAGAGAATACTCGTCCCATGCTGCGACCTTGTCTTCTGTAAACACGAACAAAGCCCCACTATACTCTTTAAGACCTACTATTGCCTCTCCCATATCGTCAAAGTAGTTATTTGCAGGGAAACTGTCTTTACTTACTTCACTAAACATAACTCTTGACGGGTATGTGTTAGAACCTGTTTTAACATTTCCTAAGTATAATCTTCCTTTGTAAACTTCTAAATGTTTAGCATAGACGTTGGCAAGAGAAGACATGTTTGTTCCTGTTGTATACTTTACTTCTCCTTCAATACCCTGAGTAACATAGAGCCTTTCTACAAATGTTTCTGCTCCTGTACCTACTCCTGTTCCTGTATTAATAAAGGACACTCCCCACTCAACAGGACTTGTACCACTACCAAAGCCACTTCCAATAGATTCAAAGTTAGTACCTTTGTACTTGTACATGTCTGAACCATATACTTGATACAACTCATCATTTCCATTCTCTCTATTCCAAGCATATACCCCTCTATTAGAGCCACTACCTGTACCTGTGCCTATCTGAGCATAGCCAAGTGATTTTGCTAAAATACCAGGCTTACTTATGTCTACATTGTACAAAAAAGGAGACTCATTTACTCGCAAAAGCAAAGGAGAAGTAAACGATTGATGTCCACCACTAAAATCAAGATATTTCTGTACGACTCTTTTACTTCTAGCCATATTATTGATACTAAACTAAAGTCCTCTTAATATATAATTATACCATTACAAAGAACTTAGCCTTTATTGGTTCTAACAAACAAGACATCCCTATTATCTGCTATCTTTGCATAACTTAACCACCTCTCTTTATTGACCGTATCCATGTGATTACCTATAAACTCTAGGACTTCTTTAAAGTTGGCGTTGTATTTAAGAGCCTGCCATGCACTATCGCAAGCCTCTTCCCATTTTTCTAAACCTGCCAAACACTTTGCTCTCAGAAGCCACGCATCGTTTTTCTCTGGTAACCACTTGGCTAGTTTAAGATATATGTCTAACTCCTTAATAGCCTTTTCCCATTGCTCTCTGTAAAAATACTCCCTTGCTAAGTAATATCTCTCTCTTGTTAGTTTGGGGTCTGTTTTAAGAGACTTTTTAAGTATCCTTAAAGTCCTATCAGGGTCGTTTTTATGGGCTGGTGAGTATCCGTACTTGATTGTAATAGGAGTGTCCTCTTGTCCTGTCTTGCTTAAACTCTCGTGTATATCCCCTCTCCAAAATATGTCCTTAGAGTTTTTAAATAGTCTTGGAAACTTATGCTCGTTTCCCTTTCCGTCTGTAATAATAACATTAAGTAATTCCTTATCTGTCTTACTAAGAATATCTTTAATAGTATTCATAGGGGTTAAAAGTTCCTCGTCAGCATCTATGGTTAAGATCCACTCTCCCGTAGCTTTGGAATTAGAGAAGTTTCTAGCCTTGCAAAACGAATCTATCCAGGGAAAGTCATAAATCTTGTCTGTATACTTACTGGCGATCTCTTTAGTCTTGTCCGTACTTCCTGTGTCTGTGATAATTATCTCGTCTACCCCTTTAAGAGTGTCTAAGCACTTACTTAAAAGTTCTTCCTCATTTTTAACAATTAGAACTGCTGATAACATAGTTAATTATACCATCTCAACTTATTCTAAAGGGAGGTAGGGGATACTTAGCACCTATTACTGGAGTAGTGGAAAGAAGCACATGGTCCTCTGCTCTAATATAGTTTGTGTATAGTGTTTTTCCAGAAACAGTTAATGCTCTCCACGCAGTTTGTGAGGTAGAATCGGGTGTGTATCCATACAAGTAACCTAATCGCCCTGATGGAACAGACCAGTCTACATTATGACTACCAAACCACCCTGTGCTATCGGGAAGTATTAGGGAGGTTAAACTACTACAACCATAAGCGTAGAAATACATAAAATTAACTCCTACACTTGTAATACCTGAAGTGTCTGGTACTGACAAACTTGTCAACTTACTACAACCATTAGCATAGGAACGCATAAAAGAAGTACCTACACTTGTAAGCCCTGAAGTGTCTGGTACTGACAAACTTGTCAACTTACTACAACCTTGAGCGTAGTAAGACATAAAAGAATCCCCTACGCTAGTTAATTCTGAAGTGTCTGGTACTGACAGACTTGTTAAACCACTACAACCACCAGCGTAAGCATTCATAAAATCATTCCCTACGCTAGTGAGTCCTGAAGTGTCTGGTACTGACAGACTTGTTAAATTACTACAATCATAAGCGTAGGAATACATAAAATAATCTCCTACGCTAGTTAATTCTGAAGTGTCTGGTACTGATAAACCAGTTAAATTAGTACAACCGTAAGCGTAGTAATTCATAAAATAATCTCCTACGCTAGTTAATCCTGAAGTGTCAGGCACTCCTAAGGAGGTTAGGTTGGTACAACTCATAGCGTAGCAACTCATAAAATCATCCCCTACACTTGTTAACCCTGAAGTGTCTGGTACTGACAAACTTGTTAAACCACTACAACCATAAGCATAGGAAGACATAAAATAAGTACCTACACTTGTAATACCTGAAGTGTCTGGTACTGACAAACTTGTTAAATTAGTGCAACTATCGGCGTAGGAAAACATAAAATAATTCTCTAGTGTACTTATAGGGGTTGCAGTAGTGTCCCAATCAACGGTAACACTTGCTTTTATGTTAGGAAGTATAGCAGTACTACCAGAACCCATACCCGACAAGGGAGTTCTAAATTGATAGGTGTTTCCTGCTGTTAGAGTGCAGTTGGTAGATAGCCAAGACCCAGAAGTACCTTCTCTCCAAGTCGTGGACTTAACCATTGTCTTAATGACCTGTGAGGCATCTCCTGCTACTGTTATTGTCGCTATTATTGCATTATATGCTTGTGCCATTAGTGTCTAAGATATACCCAAATTAAAAAACACATAATTTTCCACCTGAATAAAAACAATAAGAGAAGGGTTGTTAGAACTCCTACTATAAATG